ACCCCAGCGGAAGCGCAGCAGGCGTCTCGTCAGTATGGTTATGTTGGCGGTATTCCTTCTTTAGATCAAAGTATGCTTACGGAAATGTCTGGGGCGAAGTACGATCCGTTTAACACCAAGGACATGGTGATTGGTGGATTATTGGGCGCGGTTATACCGGGCGCTGGATTGCTTTACACCGCAGCGAAGTACAACGAGGCGTATGAGGATCGTGAGATCGCCAGTCAGCTTATGCAGCAGGGGGATTACGAAGAGCGTGGGATTTTCGGGACAGATTTGTTCAAGGCAAAAGACGCTGCTCAGTATGTTCCGGTGTATGACGAGAAAGATCAGTTGGTTGGGTCTCTTGGGTTAGACGCCTCGGGGAAAGCCCTTGGCTATATGGGTCAACGTATGGAGGGATATGAAGGACTGGGTTCTCAGTTTATTCAACCCGCAGAAATGCCTCAAGTGGGTGGGGGAGACGATGATCGTCCGTCGCCTATTTCGGCGGAAGCCGTTGGCGTTACTCCGGAAGCGGGAGCGGGAGCGGGTTTTAGGCCGACACCGAAACTGCCTCAAGTTCCATTGCCTTCAGCGTTGGAACAAACGAGGCCTGCTCCGCAGCAGCCTATTACTAAGCCTACGCCTATCCCGGCGGGGTTTGGTCAACAGCCGCGGCAGCAACAGCAGGGCGCAGCGGGTCCAGCTATTAAGGATCCGCAGGGCGGGATTATGACTACTCTCGCTGCCCAGCAGCAGCAGGAGATGTACCCGTTTATGTACGGCAACGAGTACCAACGTAATACGGCATGAATTTACAAGCCTTACCAGAAGAAGCCCTAAAAGAGATTCTGTCGCTGACGGAAGCTAAGAAGAAGCTGGATTTGCGAGCCAAAGCGCAAGACCAGTTTATGCCGTTTGCGCATCATGTGTATGAGAACTTTATTGAAGGTCGTCATCACAGGGTTATTTCTAAACAGTTAGAACGTGTGGCTCGTGGAGAATTAAAGCGGTTAATTATCAACATGCCGCCTCGGCACTCGAAGTCAGAGTTTGCCAGTTTCTTAATGCCTGCTTGGTTTCTGGGTCGCAATCCGAAGCTCAAGATTATTCAGGCTACTCACAACACGGAGCTCGCGGTTCGTTTTGGACGTAAGGTTCGAGATTTGATTGACGACCCTGCTTACAAAGAAATCTTTCCGGATACGAATTTGAAGGAGGATAACAAGGGTGCAGGTAAATGGCAGACGGACAAGGGCGGTGAATACTTTGCTGCGGGTGTTGGAGCAGCGGTTACGGGTCGCGGTGCGGATTTATTTATAATTGACGACCCTCACTCGGAGCAGGATGCGATGAGCGACAGTGCGTTCGACAACGCATATGAGTGGTACACATCTGGTCCTCGACAGCGTTTGCAGCCGGGTGGTGCGATCATTTTGGTTATGACCCGTTGGGGTAAGAAGGATTTGACGGGCCGTTTGGTACAAGCGCAGGGCGGCGACATTATGTCGGACAAGTGGGAGGTTGTTGAGTTTCCTGCAATCATGCCGAGCGACAAGCCGTTATGGCCTGAGTTTTGGGAGAAAGAGGCGCTTCTTTCGATCAAAGCCTCGCTTCCTGTGGGCAAGTGGAATGCGCAGTGGCAGCAACAGCCTACTGCTTCTGAGAGTGCGATAGTCAAACGAGAGTGGTGGAAAGACTGGGAGAAAGAACAGATCCCGGCGATTCAATACGTTGTTCAAGCGTATGACACTGCGTTTTCGAAGAAAGAAACAGCGGATTATTCTGCGATAACGACGTGGGGGGTGTTTACGCCCGACGACGGTGGTCCGGATAACATCATACTTATGGACGCTCGAAGAGGGCGTTGGAACTTTCCTGAACTCAAGGAGATTGCGTATGAGGAGCACGAATACTGGGAGCCAGACATGGTGTTGGTCGAAGCGAAAGCGACGGGTACACCGCTCATTGACGAGTTGCGGCTTCGTGGTATTCCAGCCTTGGGCTTCTCACCGGGCAAAGGAAATGATAAAGTAACTAGAATGCACATGGTTGCGCCTTTGTTTGAAGCTGGGATTGTGTGGGCACCGATGCACGAGAAGTTTGCTGATGAGGTCATCGAGGAAGTGGTTTCATTTCCTAATGGAGATCACGATGACTTTTGTGATAGCATGACACTAGCCTTGATGAGGTTTCGTCAGGGCGGCTTCGTTTCTTTACGGGGCGAAGAGGAAGAGGACGATTTGTACGTTCCTCGTAGACGGGAGTATTACTGATGGCTATGCCACCTCGCCCTATGGGCAGTTTAGTAGATTCAGGGGTTGATCCTGAAGCGACCGAAGGTCTTCCCGACGTTGAGGTAGACGTTATGGAGGCCGAAGATTTCAGCGGTGGAGCGGAAGTCATTGACGATGGACAGGGTGGAGCGATTGTCCAAGCAATGGGTGAGATGGATGAAGAGGGCGTGGAGGTTGAGATAGTTGACCACACGGCAAACCTTGCGGAGTTTTTAGATGATGGCACTTTGGGCGAAATTAGCAGCGATTTGGTCGGCCTGTATGAGGAAGACTATGAGTCTCGTAGGGACTGGGAAGAGACTTATAGTAAGGGTTTGGACTTACTTGGTGTCCAAAACACGGAGCGTTCTGAGCCGTTTGAAGGCGCTAGTGGGGTCACGCACCCGTTAATTAGCGAGAGCGTTACGCAGTTTCAGGCACAGGCATACAAGGAATTGCTGCCTGCGGGTGGTCCGGTTCGAACACAGATTGTTGGTGTTTCTGACCAGCAGCGTGAGGATCAGGCCCAGCGCGTCAAACATTTTATGAATTACCAGATTATGGAAGTGATGGAAGAGTACGATCCCGGGATGGATCAGATGCTGTTTTATCTTCCCCTGTCTGGATCCACGTTTAAGAAAGTTTACTTTGATCCATTAAAAGCTCGAGCGGTAGCGGAGTTCGTACCTGCACAGGACGTGGTTGTTTCGTATTCAGCTACGGATTTGGCTACGGCCCCACGCGTTACGCATGTCTTAAAGATGACCGACAACGACGTTCGGAAGATGCAATTTTCCGGAGTGTACAAGGACATCGATTTAGGGGGCGCTGGAGACGCGGAAGAGGACGAGGTAGAAGAGAAGGTCAACAAGCTACAAGGCATCTCACGGAGCTACACAGACGATATCAGGACTATTCTGGAGATGCACTGTGATCTCGACATCGATGGGTTCGAGGATACGGATCAGATGGGCGAGCCTACGGGTATCAAGCTGCCGTACATTGTTACCATCGACAAAGACAGCGGACAGGTTTTGGCTATTCGTCGTAACTATGACGAGATTGATCCGATTAAAAAGAAACGCCAGTACTTTGTGCATTACAAATTCTTGCCGGGATTAGGTTTCTACGGCTTTGGTCTGGTGCATATGATCGGTGGTTTAGGACGTGCGGCTACGAGTATTCTGCGTCAGTTGATTGATGCGGGGACGTTGGCGAACTTACCTGCTGGATTTAAAGCCCGTGGAGTTCGAGTGCGTAACGACGATGAGCCGTTGCAGCCCGGAGAGTGGAGGGACATTGACGCTCCCGGTGGTAACATCAGGGACTCACTGATACCGCTTCCATACAAGGAGCCGTCAGGAACGCTGGCCCAGTTGCTGGGATCGTTGATTCAAGACGGTCGTCGGTTTGTTTCGATTGCCGATCAGCAAGTCAACAATATGAATCAGGAAACTCCGGTGGGCACTACGGTAGCCATGCTGGAGCGTGGCATGAAGGTAATGTCCGCGATACACAAGCGGTTGCATTATGCACAGAAGAACGAATTCCGTTTATTGGCTCGTATCTTCAAGGAGAACACTTCACCGGAATATCCATATGAGGTTGCGGGTGCTCCTGCTGCGGTTAAGCAAGAGGACTTTGACGACAGGGTTGACGTACTACCTGTTAGCGACCCGAACATATTCTCCATGGCGCAACGCGTTACGCTGGCCCAGACACAGCTCCAACTGGCTCAGTCAAATCCACAGATGCACAACCTCCACGCTGCGTATCGACGGATGTATCAGGCGCTTGAGGTCCAGAACATTGAGGAAATCTTACCCCCACCTCAAGAGCCTCAGCCTATGGACCCCGCTATGGAGAATGCCAAGGCGCTTATGGGGGACATTTTACGGGCGTTCCCAGAGCAGAACCACGAGGCGCATATCGACATCCATATCATGTTTATGAAGACTCCGATTGTGGCGACTTCTCCGCAGATTATGGGATCGTTTATGTCTCACTTGCAGGAGCACGTCAGTATGCTTGCGAAGAAGCAGGCTATGGACGAGGTCAAGCAGGCGTTGAGCGGAGCGAAGATGATGGCAGAAGTAGGTGCGGTAAGCTCGGATTCTGTTGCTCAGTACGAGCAGCAGTTACAGGTGGACATGCAGAACCAGCAGGAAGTAGAAAACTTGGTCGTTCTGTACCAGCAGAAGATTATGGCGGATGTATTGGCAAGGCTAATGCCCGAGAACCCGAACGAGCCCGATCCTTTGGTAGCCATTCGTATGCAAGAGTTAGAGCTCCGTCGTCAGAAACAAGAGCAAGAGGCGGTAAACGACGCTGCCAAGCTGGAGTTGGAGACGAACAAAGTCGAGCAGCGTGATCGATTAGACAACGCTCGAATGAACTTGCAGGAAGAAATCGCTGGAGATCGTAATGAAGTTAACCGTGAGCGTATTGCGGTTAACGCTGAGATCCAGCAGATGGCTATGCAACGGAGGGGATGATGCCGCTAAAAAAGGGAAAGTCTCAGGAAGTTATCAGTAAGAACATTGAGACGGAAATGGACGCAGGCAAGCCTCAAAAACAGGCTGTAGCTATTGCGTTGAGCAAGGCAGGGCAAAGCAAGTACGCTTCTGGTGGAATGGTTAATCGACGATTTAGTCCGATAGCTAGGCCACAGAGATTTGCTGGCTCATTCTAGTGAATAAGGTAGGGACTGCCAATGATAGAGGTACTAGCGTTAGCGGGTGCAGTCACTAAAATAGCGGGTGGCATTAGTTCGGCTATTCAAGCTGGAAAAGACTTAAATGGTCTTATGCCGCATTTCGGAAAATTAGCAAAGCTAGAAGCTGACATAGCTGTTGCGGAATCAGGCAAACACAAAGGGCCGTTGGGTCGTTTGACTTCTTCAGAGGAAGAAGGTTTTGCTATAGCGCAGGCTAAAATGGCGCACAAGGAGGCAATGGAAACTCTTCGCAGCCATTGCCGCTTATATGGTCCCCCGGGCATGTGGGACTTGGTTGTGCGTGAGCAAGCCGAAGCTAGAAAACGTCAAAAAGAAGCATTAGAAGCCCAAGCTGCTGCGAGGGACAAATTGTTTTGGGGTATTTCTTTGTCTTTAGGAATTTTAATTTTTGTTGGTGGAACTGCGGCAATGATTTGGGGCGTAGATAGGTTGGCAAATGGGTGACGTTATACAAGAATAGATTAGGAAAATACGTCGTATGTGACAAAGCTGGAAAAATTGTTATAATAACGCACCACAGCGGAATAGCAAAGGCGTGGTTAGAGAAAGGAGAGCGTGATGGCGACAAAGCTAGATGAGTGGAAAGTTCTGCCGCGTCTGATGATGCTGGTGACAACCATTATGTATATACGCTGCCTAGAGTGGGCATTATCTCAGCCTGACTTGTCTGTATCACAGGCGGGTTTAATATCAGTTGTAACTGGGGCGTTCACAGGAAGTTTCGGCATCTGGATGGGTAAGGAGTCTAAGTAATGTTACAAGCACTTATAGGCCCAGTAGCAAACCTCGCAGGCTCTTGGTTGCAAGGTAAAGCAGATAAAAACGCAGCTAATGCTGAGTTGAAACTAACTGAGGCGAAGGCGAAAGCCCAGATATTATTGTCCGAAAAGACGAGCGTTGCCGACTGGGAACGCATCATGGCAGAGGGCGCAAAATCAAGCTGGAAGGACGAATGGTTCGTAGTAATTCTGTCTATCCCATTGATTTTATGTTGGATTCCGGGTGCAGAAGGTTGGGTTGACCGTGGCTTTCAGCAGCTTAATAAGGCCCCGGACTGGTATTTTTACAGCCTTGGAATTGCAATTTCAGCCAGTTTTGGTGTGCGTGGGGCACAGGCGTTTTTTAAGAGGAAGTAACATGAGCGAGTTTAAGTTAAGCCAGCGTAGTCTGGACCGTATCGAAGGAATTGATGACGAGCTATATACATTGGTTCGCACTGCCATACACAATACGCCGTATGATTTTGGTATTCCTAATCTTGGAGGATTAAGGACCATAGAAGAGCAACGGTCGCTTGTGGATTCGGGCGCGTCGAAAACCATGAAAAGTAAACATTTGGATGGAATGGCTTTTGATTTTATGGTTTTTCTGGGGCCTAGAGTTTGCTGGGAGTTGAAGTTTTACGACAATGTAGGTGACGCGATTGTAAAGACCGCCAAGGACATGGGCATCAAGCAGCTTAAATGGGGAGGGGCTTGGCATATCGACAACATCCTAGACTGGGATGGTACGATGTTAGAGGCGTACAATGATTACGTTAAGTTACGGGTGTCGCAGAACCGCACACCGTTTGTAGACATGCCCCACTTTCAAAAAGGATAATAGTTATGATTTCTAAAGCTACTGAAAAGGCCATCGAAGACGCAGTGTCCGAAGCTGCGAGCGACGATAAGAAAAACCCTACTTCTCGTTATAATACGCAGAAGGGCCGCAATAACACGGCAAAGTACGGCAGGAAAGCTAAGAAGAAGCTGCCCAAGACGCCTGCTATACCTTCAGATCCTCAGACTCCGTATCAAGATAGTAAAAGTAAGGTTCTTACAAGAACAAACACTTTAGCTGATGAGCAGGTTAACATGTCGAAAGGGTCAACTCGCGGAATGGGGGCGACCGATACTGGATCTGGCTCTACTAGAGATAATCTTACTAAAAAGTTTGCTATGGGCGGAGAGGTTCGTCAGGGAGATGTCCGTGACAACTCCAAACGTGGGAAGTGTTACTAATGACTACGATTATGATCAGTGTGCTTCCTGATGGGATGCCCGTAGATAAAATGGAGAGTGATGACGACGGTAAGAGTTGTCCTCTCCCAACGCAAGATGACGAGCTAAACGCCGCTAACCGTGAGATAGCGGTTGAGGAATACGGGTATCGTGAGCCCAACACTAGCTCGGCATTTCGCAATGATGAAAGCTGCGGAACGTGCGGAATGTACAATCAGACCGAGGATATGCAAGATTGCATTGGAGACGAGTCTGGGGACACGGGCTATTGCCAATTACTCAAGTTTGTGTGTAGTAGTGAAAACACATGCAACGAGTGGGTGGAGGGTGGTCCAATCACATCTGACCTACAAGAGGAATACAAGGATATCCTATAATGGATGTTGTCGACTTCGCAAAATATGTGTATAGGTTGTTGAGAGAGCGTGAAGAAGACATTGCTCGCTCTTTAGCCAACGGGTCTGCTAAAGACTGGGAGACCTATAAAATGATGGTGGGAGAGATACGGGGACTCTCTTTTGCTAAAGAAGAAATGAAGTCCCTGCTGGAGAGAAACGCTGACGATGTCGAAGACCTTATATCTTCCTGATCACGTCGCGCAGAAAATAAATAAGGAAAGAAGCTCTGATACGTCAGACGGTCCTTCTTTAGAAAGCGCGTACATTAACGCTGACGAGCGGGTGTTAGATCCCTCGCTCCTCGAAAAGCCCCTTCTTGAAAGATTACCGCAGCCTACAGGATGGCGTATGCTGGTAATGCCTTATCAGGGGA